TTTGTTGTTGATATAATCTCTCATCTTAAGCATTGTTGATTCATAACCATCGCTTCTATGCATAAGTTGTTCATCAAGTGCTTTTATACCTATTTCGAGTTCTTTCTTTTTTTCTTGTAACATTTTTATGGCTTTTTTGTTATCCATAGGAATAATATACTGTCCACCTAATATTTGACTAATATTACTATTACGATTAGATTTAAGCATTTTTATTATTTCTTGTATATTTTTTATAGCCATTTCATGTTTTTCTTTTTTTGACTGTAAACCGAGCAGGTCGTCATTTATTTTTAAAAACTCTTGGAAAGCTAAAAGTTTTCTACCTCTAAGTGGTGTATGCAAAAATATCAATCCTTCTTTACAGTATTGTACATTATTTCTATGTTTTCTTTTGTCAAATGTACCTCACCACCATCATCATCTCTGACGATGTAGAGAGCATCGTTATCAATAGCTTTTTCAAGTGTTGGACAACACCCAGTTCTACAAAGTTTTATTTTGTTCATAATGTTTCACCCATTACTCTAATATTTGTAACATTCTGTAATTTTTCACCAAATATTTGCCTCATTTCATTTCTAAGTTGATATAAAGCAGGTCTAAGAAAAGGTCTCTGTCCTTTATATTTAGCAGCTATTGGAGCACTAACATCACCAGCAGGAGTAGTAATACTACCATATTCATTAAAAACAGCATATGGAGCATCAGCACCTATGATAAAACCATTATCAATAAGCTCAGTATAAATAGACTGTCTTAAAATAGTTGTATCCTCTGGCACATATTCTTCTGCCAATTCCTTTGCTCTATGTCTAGCCTTATCCATAGTACTATCAATAATATTCCTAAAATTTTTGTTAGTGTTCTGTAGTTTTTCTATGTATTTGTTAAGACCTAACTGTATAAACTCTATCATTTTACATCAAACCTATATCGGCAATTATGACAACAAATACTATCAGAGTCAAGATACAACATTACCATGTGGCATCTTGGACATCCATAATATTTCATCTGCCCATCGCCTCTTTAATCCTTTTCTCCTGCATCTCTGCTTCTATCTTACCTTTAAGTTTAAGTTTCTCAATCATTTCTTTTTGAGACTTTGTAAGATAAGGAGTAAAAGATGTCTCATCATGTTGAGGCTTAATAGTAGGCTGTGGTTCTATATTAGGGTCAACAGGTTTTTCTTCATTTCTGTCCGATATTGTCTTACCAGTATCTAAATCAACTATTCCAACATTAAGCATATCTCTTGCTTCACTCTGGTCAATTATACCAGTAGCATATGCTTGTGTAGCACTATAACTACGTGTTTGTAGAATCTTTGCTTCTGATAACTCATCTACAAAAATAGGATTCCATTCGATACTATATTTCCATGTTCTCCCATTTGATTTTAAGAGTTCTTCATAAATATTCTCTATTATAGGAGTAAACACAAGTTTTTGTATATTCTCTATATCACTATAATATGCTGATGTTCCAACCTCACTACCTGTAACATCACCCATCTGACTACCAGTGAGCATATGTTTAGGCATTTCAAGAGCAGCAGCAATATTTGTATAAAAATAATCATAGAAAGGAGCAGGGTCTACACGTGTAGGATTAACAATGTCAACCTTTGTCTTCTCATCATGTAGAAGATAATCAGGATGATTCTTTACCTGTTTACTAGCATGTTTTTCATCTTCATCAGTCATACCCTCAATAGTGATATCGTACATCCCACGCCCAAACCAGTTCAATATCTCACCAGAACTTTTATCAGCGTTCATCTTACTACCAAGAATATTCCATAGGACTTTAGGGATAGATATACCGAAATAACTAAATGGTAAGGAGTCTATTTTTACAACTTCAAGCCTTCTAGGATGAATATATATGTCTTCCGATAATCTACCCTTACTATATACTGGATATAACAGTTTTCCTGTATCTTTGTATTTTTTCCTCTCTTTTATTTTTTCTGAATTAAGTAATTCTAAATCTATAAGTGTTTTACCAGATGGGTCACTACTAGCACGAGTATTCCCATGCTCATTATAGATTTTTTCAATAAAACCAGTACCATAAATATTTGCACAAATACCAGCCTTGTATAAAAGTGCTGGAAACTGTGTCTTTTTATTAAAACTATCAATCATGTCAAGTATTGATTGTGGGGGGTTATCACCATTTTTATCTTTTATATCAAACCAGTTTTTAAAAGTATCACGATTCTTTTTGAATATCGCTTTACGAACAAGTGGTTCACTAATCACGATTTTTCTAAGCAGTTCCAAATCTATACCTTTATTCAAATCTTTGTTAAGGTTTTTTGCATCAGTTCCTATACGTACTACTTTACTCTTAGACGGAGTATCATCTCTATCAGACAATCCCCATATATATTTATTTCCAAAACTTGTTACATATTCTCTAATTGTTGTCATCTTGACCATTTCCCCCCAGAAATATAACTACGTTTACGCCATGGGTTAAACTCAGTAAAAGCATAACGCATAGCATCCACAGCATGGTCATTTTTTTTCATAGGTTTCTCAGTCTCATTACCTATCATTCTTTGCTTATCATACTGATAAGACTCAATTTCTTTAAGAAGATTCACACATTTTTTATCAATATATATTATATCATTAGCAAAAAAGCTTTTACACTTTGCAACACCTTTATCTATATCATTATCACCCATATAGACATGAAGCCTTTGCGTGTCAGCCTTGTTAAACCAGTCAGCAGCAGAAGGGTCAACGAAAATCCTACGAAAATCATATTTTTGATTCCAGTTTTTCATTTCTTCAACAGTTACATCAGTAGTTTTCTCAGTTTCATAGTATTCATCAACTATGTATGCCCTGTTATCATCAGTTATCCCAATAGCAAGCATAGCAGTAGGATTAGTATAGCCTACATCAACACCAGAAATATAATATTTTATATCACTTTTTTTGTCTTCAAGACCCATAACATGTTTATCATAATCGAAATCTTTATATACAAGTCCTATAAAACTACCCCACTGACCTTCGAGATACCTGCGTGCATACTCAAAATCATACCTGTCATACATGGACTGGATATAATCTTTTGGCAAGAACGTATTGTCCTTTGTAATAGTATGCACTTTATAGTATTCATCTGTAGGATGTTCAAAGAAATGTTGATATACCCAGTTCATCTTACCAGCAGGATTACCTGCCATAGCACCGAAACGATGAGTTCTATCATCATATTTAATATTCTGACCACGAAGTCGACCCATAAGCATTAGAAACACATCTTCATCAATATCTACAGGTTCATCTAAAAGAAAAAAATCCAGATTTAGACTTTTAAACTTAGAAGGTTTATCACAGCTTCTAAATATTATCTCAGAACCATTATAGAAACGATAGCTCATTATACTTGGCAACCACTTGTCTTCAAGTTTAAGGTCTACCCCTTCCTTTTTTAGCATATCCTGATATAAATCCATCTCATTGAGAAAAGTTCGTACCACTGTATCACGAAGCATAGGAACAGTCTGTGCACCAAAAAAACCTAGTACTTTTGAATTGTTTAGACATGTCTGTATAGCAACATGGCACATTAGTAGTGTTTTACCAGCACCGAAAGCACCACTGTATAGTACGTATTTATATGTTTTTACTGCATCTAGAACTTCCTGTTGTTTTGGTAAGAAATCTCTAGGGTTTGGAAATGTTTTAATAGACATAAAAGTGAATTACCCACCCTTTCCCATAGTAGCTTCATACTCCTGCTTCACTAAATACTTTTCTATTTATATATAGGTCGCTTTCAGGAAACTACTATATAAAGGTTTCTATATTTAGGAGAATTGACGTTTAAAACCAATCCTTTTTATCTCCCTACAATAATCCTCATGTGTAGCACCGATATTACGTTTATAACGCATACGATATTTATCCATATCACGCTTTATTATAATAGCACATTCCTCACAATACTTTTGATTGTTAGTTTTCCTCTCAATTTCGCATTTGCACCTTTTACATTTCATCATTCTCATTGAACCTCACCTTTTTACCCCTACAAAAAACAAAAAATAAGAAAAAACTACAATTTGTAAGGGTAAATACTTATCCTTGATAAAG